GCATATCACCGTAAATATCACCTAAACTATTTAAGTCTTTCTTTTTTGCTGTAGACATATAATTATTTATACAAATGCCTGCAAACTCTAGCAAAAACGAGTATTATCTTGGTAATCCTAATCTTCCCAATAAACACTGGAAGGGGGAGTATACCAAAGACATGGTACACCATCTTAAGAAGTCAAAGCAAAATCTTCTCCATTTTGCAGAAAACTTTTTCTATATTATTGATCCTGATGCAGGTAAAGTATGCATTGAGCTGTTCCCATATCAAAAGAGATGTCTAAGAACTATTAGAGATAACAGAAAGGCTATTCTACTAGCATCTCGACAGGTAGGTAAAACTACTGTTCTCACAATCTATGCTTTATGGATCGCCTGTTTTAATGATTACCAAAACATTGTTATTGTAGCTAACAAAGAAGCTACAGCTATTGAAATTTTTAGACGTGTGAGATTAGCATACGAAGAGCTACCTAACTGGATTAAGCCTGGTGTAAAAGAGTACGGTAAAACATCTTGCGAATTTGAAAATGGATCTCGTATTAGTATTAGTACAACAACTGGATCTGCAGCTCGTGGTGCCTCTATTAACTGCATTATCATTGACGAGATGGCATTCATTGAACCTGAGTCAATCTTAGAAGATTTCTGGAGATCGGTTTTTCCTACTATCTCGAGATCCAAGAAATCTAAAGTTTTAATAGCTTCCACTCCAAATGGTACAGGCAATCTATTCCACAAGCTTGTCGATGGAGCTGAAAAGGGAGACAATGGGTTCGTGTATGAGCGTGTGATCTGGTCGGAGGTTCCAGGTAGAGATGAGAAGTGGAAGCATGAACAGCTTAGAGCTCTAGGTAGTATGGAATCATTCTTGCAGGAGTATGAATGTCAATTTCTATCACTCGGCGATTCTTCTATTGATGAAGAACTGTTTTACGATTTGTCTCAAAAATGTACAGAACCTAAAATTGTATTAGACGAAGGGCATTACAAAATTTGGGAAGAGCCAGATGCATCTAGAACTTATGTTGCTGGGGTTGACATCTCCGAGGGTGTAGGTATTGATGCTTCTGTTATTCAGATATTTGATATAACCGATCTTAAAGAAATTAAACAAGTAGCTGTATACCATAACAATCAAATACCTCCGCTAGAGTTTACTAATAAACTACACTCCATTTTACGTAATTGGGGATCACCGTTAGCTCTTATTGAGCGTAATAATTGCGGAGCGCAAGTGGTTGATAGACTTGCTTTTGATATAGGTTACGAGAAAGTAGTGTCGTATGGCGCTAAAGTTGCTAATAGAGTAAGACCGCAAATGGGTATGATTGCTCATACTAACACCAAATACAAAGGTGTTATGAATATGAGATACTTTATCAATGAAATGAGAGTAGTTGAATTTAGAGACATTCAAACTCTTAAAGAGCTTAAAGACTTTGTTCGCTACCCTAACGGTGTTTGGAAAGCCAAGGGAGGTTCACATGATGATAGAGTAATGTCGTTAATCTATGCTTTGTATATCTTAGAAAAGGAGCTTACAGAAAGATATTTTGAAATTCTTGAGGTAGACGAACAAGGTAAGCCCTCTGCTATAGCTCCAATGGATTTTGGGATCGCGATGTTTGAGAATCCCACTTCAATCTATCTAGATAATGAAGTAGTAGGATTAAATACAAATAGCATTAACCCTATTGTTTTTGGTGGTAATGGAACAGAACAGATATCAGAAATGGACGGTTTAATAGCAGAAGGATGGTCAATATATGGCACTTAATACACTACAGCAATCTATACTTAACAAGTCAAGAGTTGATAAATTTAAATTGGTTTTTCAACTCCCTAATGCTTTAAAAGAAATTGATAAAAAACTTGAGAGGGGTAATTTTGTAGTTAATCAAGATTCAGTTCAGTTCTCTGTCTACGGTTCTGTAGTGCCTAGAATTACAGTACCTGCAATTGAAATTAGATACGGAGGAAGTACATTATATAATACCTCACATTCCAAAAATTCTTACCCACCTGTAACTGTAAATTTTAAAATTGATAACCAGTATAACAACTACTGGACAGTTTATCAGTGGTTAAATTTATTACATGATCAAACTACTGGTTTGTTTGATGCTAATGATCTAATTGAAGATGATGTATTTAAAGATTATCAAACTGATATTACCATTTATGGTCTTAATGAGTTTGATAAAGAAACTATTGCCTTCAAATACACTAAAGCATTTCCAACAGATTTAACAGAAATTAATTTTAATTATAGAGATGGTGGAGAGATTGAATCTGGCTTTACTTTTGTATATTCACAACTTCATATTTCAGTTTTAAATCCATAATTTTTCCGGAAAGCCATAAATAATTACATGGCTAAACGTACAATACAATCTCCAGGTGTTGAAATTAGAGAGAGGGATTTATCTTTAAGAGTACCAACACCTGCTGGCACAAATGTTTATATTACCGGGTTTTCTGATCAAGGTCCAACTGATGAAGTTGTCGACATTACTTCTATTACAGAATTCGAAAACATCTACGGTACTCCAAGAACACCAGCAGAGAGATACTTCTACCACACAGTAAAATCAACCTTAAATTCTACAGCAAGACTAAAAGTAAATAGACTTCCTTATGGTGGTGGTTCAGGTCAAGGTTTCGGCGCTTTTTATTCAGTTTTAGCATACCCTGTATCAACAGTAGGTAGTTCACAGTTTGAAGCTAACTCTGGTACTTATCTTATAGGTAAGCCAAAACAATTTAATGTTACAGAACAACAATATCTAGACATTGTAAATGGAACTGCATTTAACTGGTCAAATAATGTAGTAACAACATTCAACAGCATAGCTGCTCTTTCATCTGCAGGTATTATTGTTATTAACAAAGCTCAATCAGTTATTGATGGTAAGTTTCAAGGCTACTATATTGGTATCTCAGATAATACCAATATCAACCCATCAAGTGCTTTTGATGCTATCTTAAGCGTACAAACCGTTACACAATCCGCTAATTCAGGTGGTTTACTGAATTATGTAACGGTACCTACAACAAGACTTGACTTCTCATTAACTGCTACTCCAGCATTTGGTAGTAATCCAGCTACTAACTCCATATCACAAATTATGGAAGAGAAGATCACTAACTATGATACTTCTACTAGAGACTTTGATGATACACTTAACTTAGGTATCTTTAAGCTTAGACAATCGGTCTTCTCGAACGATGTTAACAATCTTGACTATCTTTTAGAGGAAGGTTACAATGGATCGATTGGTTATTATAGACAAATTAATAGTGAAGACGGTGGTCAGCCAGTTAACTTCTTCTTAGAAAATGTTGAAAATAACTCACGCAATACAGTAATTCTTGTTAACCCGTATATCTCTGACCTATTCAGTGGTATTAAGTTAAATCCAGATGGTACACCAGCTAAAAAGATAAGAGTTGTTTCTAAACAATTAGAGAACTACTTAACTGATGGTGGTTCAACAGATATAGCTGGTGTTACATTAGCTCAGTTCAATGCTGCTAAAACAACTCTTGGATATGGTGATTCGCTATTCCCTCTAGGTGCTTATGGTGAAACCAAGTTAGATCAAAAGAATGTAGGTAATCTTCCACAGAAAATTACTAGAGCTTTAGAAGGTATCAAAAATGACGAAATTTTCGATATCGATATTATTGCAGAGGGTGGTCTAGGAACTATCTGGACTACAGTATGTGCAACGGGGCAACCATACTTTGATGATACTAAGACAGCTACAGCTATTGAAGCTCTTAGAACTTCTAATGAGTTAGCAAATACCGATGCTAGAACATACTACACTACAATTGCTAATCAGTTCGTAACATTCTGCGGTCCTATTAAGGATGGTGGTAGAGGTGACTGCTTATTCATTGCTGACCCAATCAGACAAATCCTTGTCACTGGTAAGCAATCAAAAGTAATAAACGACCCGTCTAAGAACTTCTCGATTGACATCTACTGGGCTCTTAGACACCAGTTTGAGAATATTAACTCATCTTACGCTACAACATATGCTAACTATATGCAAGTCTATGATGATTATAGCGGTATGTATGTTTATGTTCCACCTTCTGGTTTTGCAGCAGCTAAAATGGCTTCAACAGATTCAGATGTTGGTCCATGGACTGCTCCAGCAGGCTTCAATAGAGGCATTATTACAGATGCGGTAGATCTTGCTATATCTCCTAACCAAAGACAAAGAGATGAACTATACAAGGTAAATCTTAACCCAATCACAAGATTCCCTGATCAAGGTCAGATTATCTTCGGTCAAAAGACTCTACTTAAGAAGCCAAGTGCCTTTGATAGAATTAATGTTCGTAGAAACTTCTTATATCTTGAGAAAGTTACTAAGTCAGTAATGAAGTTCTTCTTATTCGAGAACAACACACTCTTCACAAGAACAAGAGTACTTAACAGACTTGTACCATTCTTCGAGAGAGTTAAAGTTGCTGACGGTCTATATGACTACCTCATTGTTTGCGATGAAAGAAATAATACTCCAGAAGTTATCGATAATAACGAGTTGGTTGTTGACATCTATCTCAAACCAGTTAAGTCTGCAGAATTCATTCTTGTTAACTTCTATGCAACAAGAACTGATACTAACTTCCAAGAGTTAGTGGGAGGCTAATACATCTAACTAAATAATAATATGCCAGTTAATCAAAACATTCAACAGTTCTATAGGCAAGCCGCTGCTAGAGACTTCTCTAGAGATTTCTTATTCAGAGTTACAGAACTCGTACTTCAAGGGGTTAATCCCCTTGGAGACGGGGACCTTGTATACGCTCGTACAGCTGCTCTTCCAGGAAGAAGCATTACTAACGTAGCAGTGCCTTACATGGGGCTTAATATCAATGTTCCAGGTACTGCTACCTATCCTGGTTCAGATTCTTATTCTATAGCATTTTATCTTGATGCTGCTAGTAACTTAAGAAATTATTTTGAAACTGCTTCAAGAACACTATTTGATGATCAGACTTCTACTGGTGGATACGGTACTCCAGGTAGAGAAAGCTATATCTTATTAGAACAACTTGATAAGCAGCTTAACCCTATAGCAGGTGGTAAGTATAAGTTAAATGGTGCTTCTATTAGAGGTATTGAAAATATTGGCTACAATATGGCTGAAGGTACTGGTAATATCGTTCCATTTAACGTAACATTTGCCTACCACTACTATACTGTTGAGGGTTAATAAATAATTACGTGTCCACAGGTCCGTTAAGTGAAAGAATTAACCTCTTAACAGAGGAATGGTCTTCTGACTTACCCTTAAAGTTTTTATGGGCTGTTGATATCTACGGTGTTACACCCGAAAATATTAATGCCATTAATGATAAGTATGAAGTAAGAAGACCCGGGAGAGAGTGGGTTACGCCTAATTCTGCTACACTTGATTACTATACATCTAATAAAATAGGATTTTTATTAGCACAGAATGTAAACTTTCCTCAGGATTCATTTAATGTAAGTAATTCTGGTCCTAACAACGGTGGTTTTTTACCAGGTTATATAGGTGGTGTTAGATCAGGTTACGGTGGGGAGAATAACTTAGGAATTACATTCTTAGAAACTAATATAGACTTTATTGATTATTTTGTTAGACCTTGGATAATCGCAGCCTCTCATAAAGGACTAATAGATGATGGTGATGACGAGACTAATATAAAATGTAAAATAGATGCTTATTATTTTTCTAGAGATGCTTTAAGTTCAACGGTGTCTCCTAGGTTAGCAGATAGAAAGCTTAAACTTCGCAAGCATTTTACTTTTGAAAATTGTGTACCTTTTCAAGTTGAAGGCGACTCCTTGAAATATGATGGAATGGACTATAATGATTTACTGAAAAGAGTTTCATTTGCGTTCACCCACTACTATACCAATGCAATTATCAACCAATGAGTTCACAATACCGATTACTACACCTTCTGGTAAGAGTGTTCGTATTCCAGGTATAAACAATAAACAATATCAAGAGATATTAAAGTTTTGCGCTAATAGAGATTATGAAGGTCTCGAGGCATTATTTCAAAATATAATCTTTAGCAAGATACCTGTTCACTTAGATTGCTTAGATAAGTTTTACATTCTCATAGTAGTTAGAATATTCTTTGTAGATGAGAATATAATGCTTGAAGCAGGTGATAAAGAAGTTACTGTTTCTCTTCATAGAGTACTGCGTAATTTAGATGAGTTAGATATATCTAGTAAGTTTTATAAAGTTGATGATATCACTATAGAACTTGGAATGCCTAGTAGGTTATATTACGCTGATTTAGATGATTATCTTTCTAACATTATTATTTCTATAAGTATAGAGGGTAAAAGTAATATAAACTTCTCTGAGATTACAGAAGACGAAAAAGTAAAGATATTAGAATTTTTACCAAATAAAACTCTTAGTGTTATATATAACCATTTTAATAATCTTGTAGATACGTTTAAAGACTTTACTATAGTAGAAGAAAATAAGGTATTTGATGTAGAGAGATTATCTTTCAATCTTATCTCTTCTAACTTAATAGGCTTTATAGGTTCTATATATGGATTCAATTTAGTTTCATTTTTTGAGATGTTATATGTCTTTGTAAACAAGATGAATTGCGATAGTAATCTTTTTTATTCATTATCACCTATTGATAGTAAAGTACTGTTAAATATGTTTAGAGAAGAAGTTAAAAAACAAAATGATAGTTTAAATCAGAGTGAACATGGATAAATAGCTGTATGAGTGATGTAAGTAGTTTCATTTCAGACCTTAAGAGCGTCTCACAACAAAACACTGTAAAGATTACAGTGCCTTCAATTAACAAAGTAGTAGAGTTTAAATCACTCACAGTAAAGCAACAAAAAGATGCTTTAAAAGCCAGTTTATCTGGACCTCAAGGCACACTATTATTTTTTAATACACTTAACAATATTATTGAGGAAAATAGCCAAGAAAAAATTAACTTTACAATTCAGGACAGAGTTTATATTATAATTCAACTTAGAAACTACTCTCTCGGTGCATCTTATAAGAAGAATGATAAAGTATATGATCTATCTACTTCCTTTAAGGAGCTTACCCCTGTAAAAGGATTAACAGTAAATTATAAAGGTATTGAGGTTACTTTAAGTATTCCCACACTAGCTAAGGACACTACTATCAATAGTAAATGTGTACAAGAAATTAAAAATAAACAAGCAGAGGATATTGCTGATGTAATTGATGTTCTCTATGCTTATGAGATTATTAAGTTTATTAAAGATATTGAACTTAATGAAGTTAAGGTAGATTTTGAAGCTCTTTCCTTCAAGGAGAAAAGATCACTAGTAGATGAACTTCCACTAGCTCTAAACAAAGAGATACTAACAGCTATTACTCAGATTAAATCATATGATGATAACTATCTGCAGATTGATGGTGAAGATCTAGTATTAGATGTAAGTCTTCTGACTAGTGATTAAATAATAATGTGGAAGATAGTCTGGCTAAACCAATAGAACTCTTAAGTAAGCAAATTGCTTTCTTGGGTGAGAAAATTAAAGGTACGCAGAGTATCGTACCTTCTGACGGTGGTAGTAGCTTTAAAGATAAAGAAGTTCTTACGCCTAATCTTACCCCTACGGAGACAAATAGGGAAAAGCAAAAAGCTATAATATTTGGTAAAGCTTTAGGTATTGGTGTTTATACACCGAAAGGTAAATTAGAGGATCTTACTCCAGATGCAATAAAAGCAGTAACAGCATCAGCCACAGTAGCTAAACAGCAAGAAGCTGGTATGGGAATACTTAAACTAATAGGAGGTATTCTTGGAGTAGGTGCTAATCTATTGGCCCTTACCAGCGCATATAAGTTTCTTAGAGAGTGGATACCGAAGATATTTGGTCCAGGTTCAAAGGGCATATTTGATACCCTAGATACATTTTTTCAACCAATAATAGATTTTGTTGATGAAATGAAAAAGCAGTTTATGGATTGGTTCAAAGAGACCTTTCCTAAAACATATAAATTTTTGAATGATACTTTCAATACTGTAAAACAATTTTTCGTAGATGTTAAAGAGAGTGTTAAACAAAATATTAACTGGGTTTTATATGATAAGGATAGTCCGTTATCTGATTCTATGAAAATGTCATTACGAAGATTAAAAATACAGTTTGAAAAATTGTATGATTGGTTTATCGAAGGTGATAGAAGCATGGATAGAAAACCCTGGATAGTAGCGTGGCTAGACGGTTCAAATAGTAAATTTAAAACTCCTATATTTGAATTATGGACAAATATTACAGACAATCTAAAAATAATAACTGATAATCTTGTAATGATGGTTACTCGACCTAAAGATTATGCATATAACTTATTAATGTACGGTAAAGGCATGCCTACAGCTGATGAAATGGCTGCTGAAAGAGCTAAACCTATTGCTCCATCGCGTGGATCTAAAGTTGATGTAGCTATGAATATGGTCCCAGGTGGTACCTTTACTTTACAAGCTCTAAGATTTTATGATTGGTTAAAATCCGATGATATACCAGCAAGAAATTTACTTATGAATCAAACCCGGTCATATCAAAATAGAATGCTTGAACTACAGTCAGGTAAATTAAAAAATAGTAAACGCGAAGTGCCTGCGTTTTATGAAAATTATAAAGGACCATACAACGATGCTGTCTTTAAAAATGGTAAAGTTTATGGTATTAGTAATGATGACGACATTATGGCTCTTAAATCAGGAGGTCCTCTAGATCGCATTTTTAAGAAGCAAGATAATATGATGGTATCGTATTCTAGATCACTTCTAGAAGCTACTATGAGACAAATTGAATTATTAGCGAAGATCGAAACCAACACCGCGATGTCTAATCAATTTCTTAGCAAGCAAAAACCTACAATTGTTCAGACAGGAGGTAACGACTCTAGTAAGCAGAGAATTTTTAATAGAAAAGCTTACGATGTAGATACAACACCATTATTTGATTACAAACTTTTAGCTTAATTATATGCCAGGACCATACTACGCATCTGTAACAGAACAATCTACTACACCATTATATAAAATAGGTGCAGTAGAAAAAGCATACGTATCCAACACGGATGATGTTGTTAAGCTTATACCACGGGGATATATTGATGTTAGAAGAGATTTTTCTTGGACAGTATCACCTAAAAATCAAATCTTAGATAAAATACCTGCTGTATATCTAGTAGAAAGAGAGCAACTTCAAAACTCTCTCATATCTTCAGCATTATATTACGTAAATGCTATTATATCATCATCCTGGTTAGATGATAGTATAGATGAAGTTTTAGATAAGATTACATCTTTATTAGCTAAGTTTGATCAATGCGCTGATACTTCAAATAAAAACGCTAAGCAAAAATTTAACGATTTTAAAAACAATATTAGAAAAATAGCAGCTACATCTAACGACCAAGCAATACTAGGTGATAGGTTAAAGTCGTATATAGGTATATACTATACACAACCAACAGGATTCAAATACGTATTACCGTACCTTGATAATTCATTTATAAAACAAAGCAATTCATTTGGAAGTTCGCAACAAAATAGACCTTTGTTTTCTAATTTAATTACAGATACTATGATAGGAGCTGCAGATACCATAGCATCTGGCATTAACTTTTTTACTCCTGGTACATATATTGAAAAACCTAAATATTTCCAATATCCTGAAGATGGCGATACTTTTGATATATCTTTTCCTCTTTTAAATACCTTTACAAGTAATAATTACTTACCATATGTTCAAAACTATGAACTATTATGGATATTATCCTATCAAAATAAACCTTACAGAACTTCATTCTCGCGTATTTTACCTCCTAAATTATATTCAATTTACATTCCGGGGGTAAAATATATACCGTACGCATATATCAATAATATGTCAGTTGATTTTGTTGGAACCAAAAGATTACTAGATGTAACTCTACCTACCGGTCAGACAGTAAAAGCACCTATTCCAGAAGCATATCAAGTATCCCTTACAGTAAAAAGCTTACTAGCTGATACAGGTAATGCAATGGTAGATAATGGGTTCACCTCATCAGTTATACAAACCTCAGTAATATGATAGATTACGGAAATTTACAAAATAATATTTCAGAACTACCTTCGCTAGATCTAGAAAGGTATGAAAGTATATTTAAAGTCTATCAAGTTGAAAAAACTTCAGATAACTTTTATTACTATTATAATATACTTAAAAAGGTAATTATACCTGAAACCATAGATAAATCTTTGTTGGGGTCTTTTGATTTAAATAGAGATTTACCTTGGACTACTCTATCATATAAATTATACGGTACGCAGTTTTTATGGTGGTTAATTTTCTTAATTAATAAGCCAGAAAATATCTTTTATGCAAAAGCAGGTATAGAGGTAAAATATATATTACCACAGTATGTAGAAAATGTCTTAAACAGTATATCTAAGCAAGTTAACCTATGAGTAACAACATTGTAACTATCAATAACAGCACGTATGAGTTTAATGTTTACATGGGTAATAGAAAAGCGTGTAAATCTTGTGTACTACCAATTACAAAAGGTAGTATAGAATATCTTGAGATAGAAGATAACTTATCATTTCCAGGGGTTCAAGGTGTCATTAGTATATCTAACTTTGATGGCATACTACAAAAGTTAAATATTTTTGATATAAACACGGGTATTAATGTTATAGGTTTTGATATTACTAATAAAGACTTTCTAGCTTTTAACTCTAGACCTCAAAAATTATCTTTTCAAGCTATTTTAAGTCAAGCGGGTGAATCCTCTGCTAATATGGTGGATAAAAAAATAGCTCTAACTTTTGAAGAAGATATAGTCTCTCTTTTAAGAAATAAGGTTTTTCCTTTAACCGACACTAATAACAGAATAGACACTCGAGAGGGTACTGCTTCAAGCTATCTTAAAAAGATTATCACATCTAGTTTAAACGAGTCAGAAGAAAACATTATAGGTCAATTTGAACCAACCATACTACCTGCACCTCCAGGCGCTGTACACACGCTATTAATGAACAACTACGAGTTGTTAAGAAGAATCTATAGACATACGTTTTATTACCCAGGAGAGCCGGGGTTACTTACAGTAAAATCAGTCTGTGAAGATAATGATTTTAAAAGAAAATACGTACTTATAAATTTAGGTAAGTATATAAGAGAGTTTTTCGAAAAGTTAAAATCTTCTGAAAGTGATTCAAATGTAGATCTTTCAGATTATGTCACAGATACGTTTACAATGGGTGGCACTTTTACAAATAAAACTTTAGGAGCTAATTTTGTAGATAAATACGATATTATAAAGCCCGACTACAAGGACGTGCTTTCTAAAAAATGGGTAGATTACAGAAATAGTTTTACTGATAATATTGTAAGCGGTGCCACTTTAAATGAGTATATACCTTATAGGCTGTTACGAAATTATTTTCAAAAAGCTATTTTAGGATTTACATACGAGTCTAATTTACCTGAAAAATCATTAGCTAAAACTACACAACAAGGTGAGAGCGAGATACTAACAACAGACAATACGTTTGCAGTAACACCAGAAATAAGAGAGTGGGCCGATAGTTTAATTAGCATGATTATGAAAAGCTTTATTTTTGATAATATAGCTATAACTTTTAGAGTCCAAGGTAATGTATATAGAGAACCTGGAAAGTTTATACGTGTTATTGCATCTAATGAATCAAGTAAAGATGTGGATGATATAAACGGATATTATTTTGTAACTTCTGTAAAGCATATCTTTAAAGGATCTGGATATGAAAATGAAATAATAGCAGTAAAATTTTATCTAAACAGAAATACTACATTAACAGAATCAGGATTTTACGAGCAGTTATTTAATAACCAGCCTATTGAAGGTATACAGGATCAGCAAAATTAAATAAAGTATATGATTATCTATTCTAACAATTTGGCAGAAAAATTATTCGGTTATGCTATAAGTAGAGATTTTCTTAAATATAGCTCACCTTTTTGCGATTTAGTAGATGATCCAGATCTTAAGTTAGATTTTGATTTAGCTATACTTTTTAATAAAGGATTAAATGGCGATCAAGACGCGGTAAAGCAATTTACAGAGGACTTTATAGTAAATGGACCGGCATTGGATGTATCTACTATTAATTTCTATGCTAGCAAGATAAACTTATACCCTGCTTTTAAGGGTCAAATTCAAAGAGTTGAATATGTCTTGGGAAATTATACGAGGATTCCAGAAACCGGCGACTATAATTCTAGATTTGCTACTCTTCTTAAAGAAGCTTTTAAGGATTGCTTAAACTCGCCATGTAACTATTTTTCTCAAAATTCAGAGTCAGTTGCTAAATTAGCAGAACAATCTGCTAACATGAATTTAGCTACCATGCCATCTTTTGCGGATTTACTAGGTGAGTTTACTACCGGTGTAGGAGGAGTAGGTAAAGACATATGGAATAAAGTGCCAACTGCTTTTACTGATAGCTTTGCTGAATTAGCTGCTATTGGTCAAGCAGCATGGACTGAGTGTATTAGTATGTTTACAATAAAAGATACTGATGCTTTGGTTAAAAAAGCTAGATCGGGAGTATCTCTGAGAGGTGGTATTAACGCAGAAGGTTATATTTACACACCAGATTTTAAGTCGTATTTAGATCATAATTCTGCTGCTTCTAACATATTGGGTAAAACCGCTAACAAAATGGGTGATTGTTTTAGGCAATATCAACAAGCTAATAGATATAATCCGTATAACCCGGATATGAATTATAGTACATCAAATAAACCTGAAGTAGCAGATCAATCTAATGGTGTAGTTTATGAAAGAGATATCACAGGTCCAAGTGTAAATACAGGAGGTACCAGTAATACTAATAAAGAAGCTTTAGGGTTTATTCCTTTTGTAAATAGGTTAATCACAGGTTCAAATTATAAAGAAGCGATTTACGATGGTGATAGAGAGCTTTATAATGGAGAAGATACGATTGTATCAAATAATACAGGTGAGGTTTACTATGAATTTACTGTAATGCCGGGTGATCAAGTTAGTACTTTCGGTGGATGGTACGATATTGGAGATCCTGACTCTCCTTCAGGGAGAACAGTGTGGGGCGATAGTTTTTATGCAACCTCTGGCGATTTACTTACTATAAAAGGTATTGGTATATACGATACTAATTATATCTATTGTCCTAGTCAATCTGGTACTATCAATAATTCTCAGATAGGTGCTAATGATGGATTTGTAAAATATATAAATGAAGGATATTATAATAATGAAGATTATACCAAATTAATAAAAAAAGCATTTAACAATGGTGTAGCTCTTAAAAATTCCGATCTTAGAAAATATAATGTTAATCCATTAAATGCTGTAGTTGAAATTACCTATAAAAATAAAGTCTACAAAAATGTAGTAGTAATTGATAGAGGAGGTTTAGATTTTAATACCCGTTTGGATGTTACGCCTTGGCTTTTATATAAAATAGGTGGTGTTAGACCTACAGGTACATATGCGGGTAAAGCTTTTGCTGATGGTACAGAAATTACCATAAGAAATAACACAAGCTTTAGTAATAATTTTGTGGGTATGAAAGTAAGAGTCCTAAGAAAATCTTAAACATCTATAGCATCATCATTTACTAATGCTTTCATAATATCTTCTCTAGATAAAAGAACCCTTGTCTTGTTATCTGTAATGTTCATTCTTTCTTTCGAATCAACATCCATTTGCTTTACCTTTACCTGAGTTTTATTTCTCTCATCTGAGATATATACTTTATTGAGTGTTTCAATTGCTGAAGAAGTTGCTGCAATTAATTCAGCTAAAGCTGCTACGTCCTTTGCATCTGGAGCAGATGCTACATAATCATTTACATTATCAACAATGTTTAAAGACTTAGTAATAAGCTTACCTGAGTTTTTAATAATAAAGGATTCTAACATATCTTTTGTAAGTTCCTCTTCTGGCTCTCTTTTAGCTAAAGCGACATTACCTCTCAAT